ATGAGATTCACGGATTGGCTGGATGCCGAACCTGGCCGCAACAAGGCGGTGGCAGAGCACTTTGGGCTGACGCCCAGCGCCATCACGCACTGGCGCAGGGCCGTGCCCCGAAGCCGCATGCGCGAGCTGCATGCATTGACGCAGGGGGCGGTGGACTTTGCGGGCATGTTGCCCAGCAAGTCCCGGGGCGGCAGTGGGCCGGGCCCGAAAGCCCCGGACGCCGAGGGCTGCTGATTTTTCGCTTTCTCCTTCCGCAGCGCCGATGCAGCCGGTGCTGTGGACCTTGCCCGGCGCTGCCTTGTTTTGCCTTGTGCGGCGCCGGGTGTTTTTTCTTTCTTTTGTGATGGGCCCACCCGTGCGCTCCTGCGGGAGCGTGGGCGCCCGCACGCCTTGTGAGGAGCCGTACGAGCCATGCGATCGACCACACCATCCCCCGTGCATGCGGGGCCCAATGCCTTTGAATCGGTGCGCCCGCGCGGTGCCGTTGTTGCCGCCGCCGATGCGGCTGGGCCGCGCCTTCAGGCCCGCAGCGGTGCCTGTGCGCTCGGTGCTGCGCCAGTGCCTGCCGATACGGCGGTACTGTTGTTCAACTGCCGGGGCCTGCGCACCGTGGGCCTGGCTCCACGTGCCAGGGGCGCGATCTGCATCGAGAGCCGCGCCCAGGCGCAGGCCAGCCTGGACAAGAGCCGCCGCATTGCGCGCGACTGGCGGCAGTGATGGCGGTCGGCAACACCATACAGCGCCTGACGCCCGACGTGCTGCGCGCCGCCGCGCAATCGGCGGCCGCGCAGCACATCCCGCTGGCCGAGGCGAACCCCCACGAGCCGGGCACCGCCTTGTGGGCGCAGTTCAACGAGGCCTATGCCGCGGCCCCGGGGCAGGAGGGCGCGTGAGCCATAGCAGCACCAGCACCAGCAGCAATGTGAAGGTCAGCGCAGGCCTGCCTGCACCGCTGACCTTGCCCGCCTGCGACCTGAGCGACTTCCAGTACATGGAGCTCGATGTGCGGCGGCTGCGCGATTCGAAGTTCGCGGCTGCGGCCGAGGGCGAGGCGTTTCGCGCGGGCATTTTGCTGTGGTGCGCGGCCTGGCACCAGGTGCCCGCGGCCTCGCTGCCCGACGATGACGTGGAGCTGGCCAACCTGGCCGGCTATGGCCGCGTGCTCAAGGAGTGGAAGAAGGTGCGCGCCGCGGCGCTGCACGGTTTTGTGAAATGTGCCGACGGGCGCCTGTACCACCCGGTGGTGGCCGAGAAGGCGATTGCGGCCTTTGCCGCCAAGGAGAAGTACGCCTACGAGAAGTACTGCGACCGCCTGCGCAAGGAAAACGCCAAGCGCGCCAAGGAGGGCAAGCCCGCACTGGGCGTGCCCCCGCAGGCGCTGTGGAAGACCGGGGCCTACCCGCATGGCATGGTGCCGCAGGGCGATGGCTGCGGGCCCGAACAGGGCGACTGCTTTCCGCCGGAAATCCTGCACCCGTCCGCCGGCAATCCACCGGAAACCGGCCTTAAAGGGAACCGAAAGGAACGGAGCCGAGAGCGAGACGGAGAAGGAGATGGAACAGACCTCTTTGGTGGGGACAGCAGCCCCGTTGCTGGCGCAACGGGCGGCGCTGCATCGGCCAGCGGGCAGGGCAGCACGCAGGGGCCTGCGCCCGCCAGCCGGGGCGGCGGTGCGGGTGCCGGCCTGCCACCCGAGGGGCCTGCCGATGGCCTGACGCGCGATGCGCTGTGGTCCGCGGGCAAATCGCTGCTGCAGCAGGCGGGCATGCCGCGTGCGCAGTGCGGCAGCTTTGTCGGCCGGCTGTGCAAGGACTATGGCAGCGACATCGTGGCCGAGGCCGTGCGCGTCGCCTGCGTGGCCCGCCCGGCCGACCCGGCGCAGTACCTCAAGGCCGTGTGCATGCGCGCCGCAGGGCAGCGCAGCGGCGGTGGCGCTGCAGGCATGCACATGCCGGGCATGCTGCACGCGCCGGCCAACCGGCAGGAGGCGCTGGAGCAGCGCAACCGCAGCGTGGCCGATGCCTGGGCGGCCGAGGCGCCCGGGCTGTCCGAGGTATTGGATCACCCACCCACCCATGGAAAGGAGCCACCGCATGCAGCCCTCTGAACGCACCTTGTTTGCGCAGCTGATCACCGACGTGCTCGCCTACTACCGGCAGGACGCCAGCCGCTTTGTGCTGGACCTGTGGTGGGGCGCGTGCCAGCCGTTCGAGCTGTCGCAGATCCGCCAGGCCATGCAACGCCATGCCACCGACCCCGAGCACGGCCGTTTTGCGCCGCGCGTGGCCGATGTGGTGCGCATCCTTGCTGGCACGGCGGCCGACCGGGCGGCCCTGGCCTGGGGCAAGACGCTGGAGGCCATGGGCAGCGTGGGCGCCTACACCGACGTGGTCTTTGACGACCCCGCCATCCACGCCGCCGTGCAGGACCTGGGCGGCTGGCCCAAGGTGTGCCGCACCGACCTCAAGGAGCTGGGCTACCTGCAGCACCGCTTTTGCGAAAGCCACCGGGCCTACACCGGGCGCGGCAGCTTCGACTACCCGCGCTGCCTGGGCGGCGACCGCAGCCCGGACAGCGAGTACGCCAAGGTCGGCCTGCCGCCGCCGCGCATCGCATTCATTGGCAATGCAGAGCGCGCGCGCCTGGTGTACGAAGGCGGCAACGCGGCGGGCAAGACGGCGGTGCGCTTTCACTCGCTGCAGGCCCTCACGGCCGCGCCGCTTGCCGGTGGTGGAGACGGTGATGGCATGCCATCGGGCGCACCCCCAGCCACGGCGCAGCCGGCTTCGGCCGAGCCGCGCCATGCGCTGCCCATTGCTGTGCGGGCGGCGCAACCAGCTTCGCCCGCCATGGACCGTGCCGCCCTGCGCGCACTGGCATCGGCGGGCCCCCTGGCGGCCGCAGCACCACTCCAACGGCCCGGCGCATTGCGTGCCGCGACCGGGGTGCGGCGGCCGGCCTACCGCCCGGGCCCCGCAGCCCATCCCCTGAACACCACCGCAGAAAGGACGTACCACCCATGAAAGCCATGCTCATCAAATCCGCCGAAGGACTGCGCGGCACGACGCCGGCCGACCACGATGCCTGGACCCGCTTCGCGCGCAAGCTCGAAGTCATGAAGCCTGGCACCTGCCTGCGCATGGAATGGAGCCGCCCGCGCAATGGCCCGCAGCACCGCCGCCTGTTCGCGCTGCTGCAGGTGGTGGCAGAGAACAGCGAGATCTACGACACGCGCGAGAAGGCGCTGGTGGCCGTCAAGCTTGCGGCTGGCTATTGCGACGATGCGATCGACCCGCGCAACGGGAAGACCGTGCCCATCGTTCAGTCGATCCGCTACGAGGCCATGGACCAGCAGACCTTCGAGCGCTTTTACACAGCGGCGGTGGATGCGGTGCGGCAGCGCATCTTGCCCGCCATGGACCGCGCCACCCTGGTGCGCCTGATCGCCATGGTGGAGGAGGGCTGGGCATGAGCGCCGCACTGCTGATTGCCGAGCGCCCAGGCGCACGGCCCGTGGTCTGCGCGCTGCTGCGCAGTGGTGGGGCAGGGCAGCCATGCCCTGCGTGCCAGGCCGCGCAGACGCGCGCGCACAGCCCGCTGTTTCGAGCCCACTGCCATGGCTGCAAGGTGCGCGCGCTGGCGCAGGGGCCGCAGTTCTGGCGCTCGCTGAAGGAGGGCGCCCACACCGATGCCTACCAGGGCGAGCTGGCCGCCGTGTTCGGCGCGGCCGGCGCCGGCGCCGGCCATGCCGTGGTGCTGGCGGAGTACCGGCGCCTCAAGGCACTGCAGGACAACGCCGTGCGCTGCGGCGTGGTGCCACGCACGCTGAAAGCCGCAAGCGCCGATGCCCTGCACGGCCACACCGACGACACCACCACCAACCAACACCAGGGATGACCATGCTGATGACCACCGACCCCACCCACAGCCCCTACCGTACCGTGGAAGAGGCCTATACCCGCGCGGGCACCTCGTCCTCGAACCTGAAGGTGGACCCCGATCGCCGTGGCGATGCCGATGTGCTGATTGCCGCCGGCTGGTCGCCCGGCATGCTGGGCGGCGCGCTGATGCGCCTGCGCGGCGAATGGGACAGCACCGCGCAACAGCGCCGCAGCCACCCGGAGGCCGATGCCGTGCAACTGCTCTCGCGCCTGCGCTCGCTGGCGCAGGTGCTCGAGGCCGTGGAGCACTGGGCCGCCGCCAAGCGCCTGGCCGACCCGCGCTGCCTGGCACGCACCAGCGTGTGCTATTGGCTCGACCCCACCTGCCGCGCCTGCATGGGCCGCGGCAGTGCGCTGGTGCCCGGCACGCCCATGCTGGGGCGCGTGTGCAAGGCCTGCGGCGGCAGCCGCAAGGCCCGTGAGCCCATGGGCCAGGACGGCCGCCGCATGCTCAACATGCTGGACGATTGCGTGAGCCGCCGCAACCAGTCGATGAAAAAACGCTTGCATGCCACCACCGGCCGGGGTTAAAATTGCAGCCGACGATTGCAAAAAATGAGAAATGGCGAATTTCTCGCGCACCGTCCCTTCGTTGATTGCCCGCAGCCACAGCCTGGCCTTCGCCTGTAGCGACTGCGGTAGACACAAGGGGTGATGCTCGTCCTGAGTTTTTTAGATCCCGCATGGCCTGCCCTGCGGGATTTTTTTATGGGCGATGTCGCCGCCTGGCCCACCGCACTGCCACCCACCGACCCAAGCCGCAGCAGCGGCTTTTTTTGCGCCCGCCCTCGCCGTCCGAGCGCCTGCACCCGCAAGGAGCACCCCGCCATGCAAACCACCCCCAACGACACCATCGAGGCCCTGGGCGCCACCGGCAGCAAAGCCATTGCCACCGGCGCCGGGCTCACCAGCTTTGGCTGGATCACGTCCAACGAGTTCCTGGGCCTGGTCGGCGCTGCCGTGGCCATTGCCGGCCTGGCCGTCACCTGGTACTACAAGCGCGAGGCCAACCGCCGCCAGGCACGCGAGCATGCGTTGCGCATGGCGCGCCTGCGCCAGGGGCTGGGCGAAGAGAGCGACATGGGCGAGCAGGGGGCCGAAGAATGAGCGGCAGCACATCTGCCGGTGCCGACCGCCTGCGCTACTTCCCCCATCTGGTCGGCTCGCTCGCGCTGGCCAGTGCCGGCGTGCTCACCTTCCTGGGCCAGTGGGAGCCCGATGCGCGCGACCCCGGCCTGGTCTACGCGGACCATTTGGCGGGCGGCCTGCCCACGGTCTGCAAGGGCATCACCCGGCATGTGACGAGCACGCCGGTGGTCGTGGGCCAGCGCTGGACGCCGGCGCGCTGCGCGCAGGAGGAGGGTGCCGCCATCGAGGTGCTGCAACTGCGCCTGGCCCGGTGCTTCACGCGGCTGCCGCCGCAAAGCGTGTTCGACATGGCCACCAGCCATGCCTGGAACAACGGCGTGGGCAACACCTGCGCGAGCCAGGCCATGGTGGCCTGGAATGCGGGCGAATGGGCGCTGGGCTGCCGGCGGCTGGGCCTCTCGGACAGTGGCAAGCCGGTGTGGAGCTACGTGCGCACCGGGCGCACGCAGCCCGATGGCAAGCCCGAAATGCGCTTTGTGCAGGGCCTGGCGAATCGGCGCGCGGCCGAGACGACCGCATGCCTGCAGGGCCTGCTGCAGGGGCACCACAGGCCATGACCACTTTGCTCATCACCCACACGGCCGTGGCGGTGCTTGGCGCAGCCGTGGCTGCCACTGCTGCCTGGCAACTGCAGGGCTGGCGCCTGGGAGAACAGATCGCCGCCCTGCAGGCCACCCATGCCACCGAGCGCGCACGCGCCAGCCAGGCCGCCTGGGCGGCGGAGCGCGCCACTGCACTCAAGTACCAAGGAGCCCTGAATGAAGCACGCACCCGTGAAGCGGCTTTGCAGCGCGATGCTGCCCGTGCTCGCACTGAGTCTGACGGCCTGCGCGAGCAAGCCGCCGCCGCTGCCCGCCGCATTGCCGGCGCTGCCCCCGCAGCCGTCGCTGAGTACGCCACTGCCGCCGGTGAGCTACTCGCAGACTGCAGCCGAGCGCATCAAGAGCTGGCGCGACAGGCTGACGGCCACGCAGCTGATGCGCGGGCCTTCCGCGATGCCTGGCCTGTGACGCAGCAGGCGGCTGCCAGCCGCCCCTAGTTGTCAGTTGCAGGCGATCGTGCCCGGTGCCCCGGCAATCCCCGCATAGCGGATCTGGAACGGCTGCGCCAGATTGATGCTGGAGGGGAAGGCCGAGAACACGGCCTGCTTCTGCGCGGGCGAGGCGATGGTGCCAACGCCGGACCAGCCGCCCGAAGGGGTGAAGAGCGCCGTGTCGGCGTCAAAGGTGTAGGGCGACACGTCGATGGAGGTGGTGCCCTGCACGAAGAACAGGCTGCCGTGCAGGAAGCTGGGGTTGCCCGATGCGGCCGTGAGCAGCATGGTGACCTTCTGCGTCTCGGGGTTCACGCCGAAGTCGGCCAGCAGCATGCCGTTGGCGTTGTTGGCCAGCGCGCCCGCGCAGGTGCGCGATGCAGCGGCCACATTGACCACCTTCACCGTGTAGGTGCTGGTGATGGTCTTGCCCTGCAGCAGTACGCTGGCGGTGAACACGGCGTTCACGTCGGCGGTCTGGCTGGCGGCGAGGAACACGCCCTGCGGGGTGATGGTGCCGGCCGATGCGGGCACCACGCTCCACACGGCCACGGTGGGGGCCAAGGTGCCGTCGGCATTGCGCACGGCGGCGGACAGCGTGATGGTGCCGGCCTCGTTCACCGTGGTCGGGCCCGAGATCTGCAACTGCGCTGCCGTGCTGGCCGCCACCGCCTGGGGCACGAAGTGCAGGGTCTGCGGGTCCCACTTGAAGGTGACGTCCCATTCGCCCGCGCCGGGCACTTTCAGGCGCTTGACGGTGAAGCTGTCGACCGCCTCGTTCTGGTAGCCCGCGTTGGTGAGGTCGATGTCGATCGCCGCCGAGGCGGACATCGACAAGGTGGCGGCCGCAATCGCGGCGCAGATGGTTTTGGGTGATGCCCTCATGAACGAAATCCCTTGTTATCAGTGGTTTTGGGTGGCGGGATCGTAGCCGCCCGGCACCACGCCCTGGTGGCACCTGTCGTATTGGCGCCAAGCCCCGTGCCGCCCCGCAAGGCCCTGCGCCGCTGGGCTTTTTTTCTGATGCCCTGCGGCCTGCCGCAGCACCACGACCCAACACCCGCGCGGTTTGCGAGGCGATGCCGCCATGGCCCCGCATGCACTCAGCGCCTGCCGCAACCCCTGCCAACTCCCTTGAGGCCTGCCATGCAAGCACACACGCAGTTACACCTTTCTTCCGGCGCACACGGCACGCCCAGTGTCCTGACCATGCCCTCGCGCACCATCACCAGCATCCGCGCGGGCGGCCTCAAGTCGCGCGTGGAAAAGCTGTTGCACAGCCAGGCCGGGCAGCCGCTCACGCTGGGCCAGATCGGCGCCGCGCTGGACCTGCCCAAGACCTCGCACCCCGAGATCAGCAGCTGCCTGGCCAAGCTGCGCGAGGCGGGCCGCGTGCAGACCAGCACCGGCCCGGCATCCAGTGCGCGCGGGCGGCGCCTGGTGCAGTGCTACAGCATCCTGCAGCGGCGCGTGGGCGGCGATGTGTGCGTGTCGGAGATGGACGCCCGCCGCTCGCTGGCCATGGCTGCTTGATGGCTGCCAAGGAGGAGGCCGACCATGGACAGTGAGCACAGCGAAGAAGACCTGCACCTCATCGAGCTGCAGGCCCCCGGCGGCCTTGCGCCACCCCTGCAGGCCGGCGTGTCCGCGTCGGGCCTGGTCTACCTGCGCGGCGACCTGCACCCGCTGGGCAGTGCCACGGCCCTCATCAAGGCCGCGCGCGAGCACGTGCCGTACGCCGCACTGGGCGCGGTGAACGTGCTCTTCCCGGCCGATTGGCTGCGCGGTGAATGCCTGCACGATGCAGACCGCCTGCGCGTGATTGCCGCGATGGAGCGCCTGGTGCGCGGGGCGGCTGCGGCATGAGCGGCCGCCCCGCCGCGCCGCGCCTGCTGGCAGTGCCCTCGGCTGCAGCAACTGCCGAAGCCCCCGTGCCGGGCAAGGCCCCGGCACTGGATGGCGGCAGCGCCCGCATGCCAGAGGACGGCGTGACGCCCGCCATGGTGGTGCGCGAGCTGGCCAGCATCGCCTTCTTCGACATCCGCAAGATCTTCAACGGCGACGGCAGCCTGAAGCGCGTGCAGGAGCTCGACGGCGCCACCGCCGCGGCCATCGCCTCCATCGAGGTGGTGGAGATCGGGCCCGGCGGCCAGCTCGAGCTGGCCAAGAAGTTCAAGTCACCCGAAAAGCTCAAGGCCCTGGACCTCTTGGGCACGCACCTGGGCATGTTCGCCAAGAAATCCGACGATGCCCCCGACCCGCTGCGCAAGGCCCTGGCCCACATGCCCGCAGAGCGCGCCGAAGGCATGCTGGCTGCGTTGGAGCAGGTGAAATCGACCAAGGAGAAGCCGCACGGTGCCGCCTGAACTTCCCGCCCTGCCCGATGTTCTGGCCGGTGCCACCCTCGAAGAGATAGAAGCCATCGAAGGCCTGTTGCGCGACAAGCTTGCGGGCTGGCGCATGCGCCGCTTCTTCCAGGACGAGGGCCCCCTGCGCCGCGCGCTGTATGCGCGGCACCTGGCCTTCTTCAAGGCCGGCGCCACGCACCGCGAGCGCTGCTTCATGGCCGGCAACCGCGTGGGCAAGACCATCGGCGGTGCGTACGAGACGGCCCTGCACCTCACGGGCCGCTACCCCGCCTGGTGGGAGGGCCGGCGCTTTGCAGGCCCCATCCAGGCCTGGGCCGCAGGCAAGTCGCTCGAGACCACGCGCGACATCGTTCAGCTCGAGCTCTACGGCCCGCCCGGCCAGCCCGGCACCGGCATGGTGCCGGCCGACGACATCGCCAAGGCCCGCCCCCGCGCCGGCGCCAACGGCGCGCTCGACTACCTGTGCGTGCGCCACCAGAGCGGGGGCGAATCGGTCATCGGCTTCAAATCGTATGACCAGGGCCGCAAGGCGTTCGAGGGCACCGCGCGCCACTGGGTGTGGCTGGACGAGGAGCCGCCCGTGGCGGTCTACAACGAGTGCCTGACGCGCACGGCGACCACGCAGGGGCTGATTGCGATCACCTTCACGCCGCTGGAGGGGGCGACGGAGGTGGTGCTGGATTTCTTGACGAAAGGGGTGGTGGTGGGGGGGGCGCGCGGCGCAGCAGGTGTGGCGTGATGGCTGCTCTGGGGCGTGCTGAGACAGTACGATCACGCCCATGCGTGAATTCCAATTGCTCACCATCGCCGAATGCCATGCCCACATTGCGCCATTGGTAGACGCGGCGTTGGGGCCACAAGGTTTTGTCAATGTGCGTCCGATGCTGTGGGTGAACAGCAGTGCCGCGCCCATTCGCCGCATCTTTGAGTATTGGCAGCTGGGCAGTGGGTTGTCGCCGCGTTGGGGCTACTCTTTCGACGCCGTGCCCCACCTGGCGGGTGGCAAGCCCAAATGGCACCGCACGGAAAAATCGGCCTTGCTCGATGCCTTTGTGGATGGCCAGGGTGCGGCGCACAACCTGTCCTACATCTGGGGCGTGGATGGGCTGCTGACGGGCATGCCCGAGAAGGTGCACGCGGCAATCGCCCAGGCACAGGCGTTCTGGCAGGCGGCCCCCACACCTGCCCACGTCTTTGCGCAGGTGATCGAGATGGCCGAAGGGTCGAAGCAGCGCCATATGCAGCTGCCACTGCACATGGCCGCGGCCATGTGCCATGCCTTCGCGGGGCGCGAAGAGCAGGGGCGCAAGGAGCTGGCGCTCTTCATCAGCCGGGGCAAGGCCAAGGAGGAAGCGGTGCCCAAGCTATCGGATATTTTCGAGGGGTGGCTCAGGGATGGTTACAGGCCGGGCGCTTGAAGCGCAGAGCCACAGCGCTCGATTGCATGGTCATGCCCGACCAGCCCATCCCTCCTGGCGCAAGCGCCCATGATCCGGGTGGCCATCAAGTTGCTGGCGAGAAAAGCCGGCTCCAGGTCCTTCGACTGACTGCCGACGGCACCCCCGGCCATCCGCTGTACCTGCCAAGCCATCTGCGGCCGATGGATTACACCCCTGCACAGTAGGTCGGCGCAGTGCTGCAGAGCGGCTCATACACCGGCGGGCTCCAGCCTGCCCAACCAGGATCCTCCATGAGCAAAGCAGTCATCCAGGCCGGCTGGAACGATGTACCCCACCTCGACGAAACCGCCAAGCGCGAGCTGGCCGAGAGCTACCCCGTGCACGAGCGCGAGGCGCGCATGAACGGCGTGCCCGTGCTGGGCAGCGGCAAGGTGTTCCCGGTGGCCGAGGAGTCCATCGTCGTGCCGCCGTTCGCGCTGCCCGCGCACTGGCCGCGCATCGTGGGCCTGGACTTCGGCTGGGACCACCCGGCCGCAGCCGCCTGGCTGGCGTGGGACCGCGACACCGACACCGTCTACGTGTACGACACCTTTCGCGTGCGCGAGACCAGCGTGGCCATGCAGGCCCCGCTGATCGCGGCGCGCGGCCGCTGGATGCCCGTGGCCTGGCCGCACGACGGGCTGCAGCACGACAAGGGCAGCGGCGAGCAACTGGCTGGGCAGTACCGCACCCTGGGTGTGAACCTGCTGCCCGAGCGCGCCACGTTCGAAGACGGCAGCAACGGCCTGGAGGCGGGCATCAGCGACCTGCTCACGCGCATGCAGACCGGGCGCTTCAAGGTGTTCAGCACGTGTGGGGATTGGCTGGAGGAATGGCGGCTGTACCACCGCAAGGACGGGCTGGTGGTCAAGCTGCGCGACGACCTGCAGAGCGCCACGCGGTATGGGGTGATGATGCTGCGGTTTGCGGTGGTGGAGCCGAAGGGCTCGACCTTGGGGGGCCGGTCTGCGGGGTATGGGGGGAGGAGGGGAGGGTACTAG